GATGCCGTTTGTTGCGTTATTAACATTTAAGCCAGTTGTTGAACTTCATGATAATAAACAAGTCGCGAAGGTGGGGGTTAAAATAACGTATTCGGTTCCTCGAATCAGGGTGAAAGAGCGAGGCCTGGAAATAATCATATTTAGTGGCGGATAAAAATGGCGATAAATGTAAAAAGAAGTCTAAAGAATGAAGTTCGAAGAAATTATCTAGCGAAAGATTTTGAGTCTTTTCGAAATCAGCTGTACCAGCACGCGAAGTTATATTTTGCCGATAAGATTCAAGATTTTTCCGATGCCAGTTTGGGCGGCTTATTACTCGATATGGCTGCATTTGTTGGCGATACAATGTCCTTTTATTTAGACCACCAGTTTAATGAGCTGAATTGGTCTACCGCCATAGAAGTAAAAAATATTCAAAAGCATTTAAGAAATGCTGGAGTGAAAGTCCACGGCGCCTCACCGTCCGTCGTAATGATAAAAATATATTTTGAGGTTCCTGCCGAAACCATTAACGGGAACACCCGGCCAAAAGCTGCGCTTTTGCCGGTCGTGGGCGCTCTTTCTACATTTACTTCGAACGATGCAATCCCATTTAACCTGTTGGTTGATTTAGATTTTTCCGAAAGAGACACCGACGGAAATTATCTTTACGAATCCGTCGTTGTTGAGACTGCCGAAGACGGTACCCCAACTTCTTATGTTGTAATGAGAACCGGCTTATGTTTATCGGGCGTACGGAAGGAGTGGAAAACATCGATTCCCAACGTTCATAAGCCATTTCGTACATTGACTTTGCCAGATGAAAATGTAACAGACATTGTTAGTATTAAAGACAGCGATGGAAATGAATATTATGAAGTGGGTTCTCTCTCCCAAGATACTGTTTTTAGAAAAATAATAAACCTCACGGACGATCAAGACTATGTCGGGTATAATCTGGAAGTGACACCCGCTCCACACCGTTTCATCAAATCATATGACTATAACACAAAGCTCACAACGGTGAGGTTTGGATCAGGAAACGCAAAGACGCTTGATAATGATATTATTCCCGATCCCTCTGAGCTGGCTCTTCCGCTGTATGGTAAGACTACATTTGCCAGATTCACCATTGATCCGAATTCAATGCTTCAAACCCAGACACTGGGAATCTCTCCAAGGAACACTACACTTACATGCACTTACAGAGCAGGCGGTGGTCTTAAACATAACGTCGGCTCAGAAACAATAAGGACTGTGACGACATTATTTCTAAAATTTAGCTCTACTGCTTCTGCTTCTGCGGCCTCTTTGGTACGCGCATCAATTGATTGCTCAAATCCACTACCGGCGCTTGACGGCGACCGGGCCCCAACGATAAGTGAGTTAAGAGCGCTAATTCCTTCCACGCGCGCAGCGCAGTCACGAATTATTACAAAGGAAGATCTGATCGCCAGAGTGTATACGCTCCCCAACGCGTTTGGTCGAGTGTATCGAGTCGGCCTGCGACCTAATCCCATAAACTCCTTAGCTTCACAGATTTTTATAGTTTCTAGAAATAAAAGAAAGAAACTCACCATGTCATCTGACACGCTCAAAAAGAATCTTAGAATTTACCTCAATGAATTCCGCGCAGTGAGTGATGCTTATGATATTTTAGATGCAAGGATTATTAATGTCGCCGTGAATGTTGACATTGTTGCTCATCCTGACTCCAACAAATCACAGGTTGCTCAAACAGTCATCACCAAGTTGACGAAGCTTCTTCGACTTGAAAATATGCAGATTGATATGCCCATAGCGTATGCAGATATAATAAATGCTGTATTAAATAGTGAGGGTGTAATTTCCATGGTAGATATCAAGCTAGTTAATCTTACAGGACTAGTTGAAGAAAGAACCTATAGCGATGTATCGTTTAGCGTTGATGGAAATACGTTCCAGCAGATGGTTGTTGGTCCACCAGGGAGTATTTTTGAACTCAAATATCCAGCTAAAGACATTGTAGTAACAGTGAGATAACCCACCATGTTTTATATCTTAACAGCAAGTGCCGACACTTATATTACGAATAAAATCATCGACAGCAAATTTAAGGCCACCGATGCGAATGTGGGCCGTGCTGGTACCCTTGACTTATTTAAGCTGTGGGATGAATCAAGTTACGTATCTGCGTCACAACGTGTGACGTCTTCGGTTGATGAAATCTCTCGGCTTTTGATTAAGTTTGATTACGAAAATATTGCTAAGCTCACGTCTTCATCTCTTGATATGAATCATCCCTCGTTCAACGTTAAGCTTGAGTTGTTCGAAGCTGTGTTAGGTGCCCCGGTCCCAAAAGACTTCAAGGTTGTTGCGTTCCCACTCTCTAAGTCATGGGATGAAGGCTCTGGCCGAAATGTTAATAATTTCAGTGACATTGATGCCGCTAATTTTATCACTGCCTCTTATTCATCGACTTCTGTAATAAAGTGGAATACATCAGGCTCAGCGGCTAGAGGATTCATGGGAGACACTGGGATTGACTATATGATCAGTGGTGCCATCGGTTCTCAAACAATAGATTTCGGATCAACACAATTCTTCAGAGAGGGCCCAGGGAAGCTTTCTCTAAACGTTACAAAAGTTGTCTCCGCATCGATCTCTAACATTGTTGACAATCACGGTTTTCGGATATCGTATAGTGGTTCATACGAGTCTGATAGAAAGACTCGGTTTGTAAAGCGGTTCGCTTCTCGTCATGCAAGAAATGCGATGATAGTTCCTCGAATGATTTTTACGTGGGATGACAGCATCCAGGATAAGCATAAGGGACTTCTATTTAATGTGTCTTCGAGCTTGTTCTTACGTAATTTAACTGCCGGTCGTCCACAAAATCTCGCTAGCGGATCTTCTCTGACCCAGGCCGTTGGCCAAGATTGTGTTTTATTAAGATTTGTATCTTCCTCTGGAGATACAGCTCGGGAAGCGAACATATACGTTACAGCGTCGCAACACACTGGAAGCACATCGGGCGCCGGAATGACCGGTGTATATTCTGGCACCTTTAACCTCAATCGTTTTGATTCAACATTCTTCCAAACGCTAAAGAACAATGATGAGATTGAATTGCAGGAGATTTGGTCTTCTATGGACAAGACGGTTGGATATTACACTGGATCCATCAAGGTAAAAAAAGCAGAACGTAGCGTAGGCGGTTTTGCAAATAGACGATTATTGTTCACACCTGTCGGAGCTCAGTCTGAATATGAGCAAGACGTTGAAGCGACAATCAGATTTTTTGTTGAAGATTTAGATGGTAATTCGAACGAGAAGTCTTACAAGCTCCCAAGGAGGTTGGAGACGATTATTATTGATGAAGCTTATTATCGTATAAAAGATGTACAGACTGGTACTATTATTGTACCGTTTGATAAGACGTATCAAAGCACCCGGGTTTCCACTGATGGAAACGGGATGTTTGTCCAGTTTAGAACATCAGGTCTTCCAGCGAACAGGCAATTAACAATTGACTTGCTCCTTGTAGATAGGGGGATGGATCGCTTGATGAAAATACCAGAAATTAATTTCAGGGTTGTTTCGTAATGGCAAAGAAGAGGGTCTTTGAGGGCCAAAGATTATTTACTCCAAATGTTATCCGGAGATATACTAATTCTTCTGGAGTTCTAAAACGGCAGACTCAAGCTTCTCTATCTGGTTCAAATGAGGAGATGAGCACTACTGGCTCTTTTCGTTTTGATCCTCCGGGGTCACCACTCAAATCCACTCAGCAGCTCCCACTCGACTGGACACAGTGGGAAAACCATACGTTCTTTTGTTCTGCTGAGGCGAATGTTAACATTGTTTTTGATAAAATCATTAATCAGTTTCCATTCGATGGAACGAAGAAAGAGTATGATGTATGGAAAGACGGCCTCACTGGGTGGGAAGACCACATCCTTTCGCGCTATCCGAAATATACAGGTTATTTAACTTTTCACGGCGGCTCTGACGGTGCGCATATAAAGATCGTTGATAAGGCCGGAATTTTGTTTCCCTCACTATCAAAAAATAACACAGGTATGACAATATTGAACCCACTCTCCAAAAGCATTTTTGTGGAGTTAGATCTCGGCCTTCGACGAGAGATAAACGGGAAGCAATTTATTTTCCACCACTTTTCAGATACAGGGGTAGGTTATGCCGCGTATCTAGACGCAACTCCCTC